GGACAGCTTATGGGTTCGCCCGTAAGTTTTCCGATCCTCTGTATAATTAATGCCGCTGTTACTCGCTATGCGATGGAACGGGCATTTGAACGAAGGATTGGCCTTTCCGAAGGCTCTTTCCTCGTGAATGGTGATGACGTTTTGTTCCCGATTCCATCGGGGGAATACCAGACATGGGTGTCGGCTGTTACCTCAGCAGGATTATCGCCGAGTGTTGGCAAGAACTTTGTACACCGTCGTTTTGGAGTTATTAACTCTCAGGTGTACGATTTCGGACGTGATTGGGACCGCTACGGTGTTGAGGCTTCAGTGCTTCCGCTAATTAAAATGAATCTCGTGTACTGTCAACAACACGAGACCACTGAACGCCGTAAAGATGAGAATCTCTTCTTTGGAGAGATTCTTAGACACGGAAAGACATTGGAAGGTCGGATGCAGGAATTGGTAAAAGGTTTTGAGGGAGATGAACGGGAATCCTTGTTGAGAAGAGCTTATCATTATGCTAAGCCCCTCTTGTCAAGGCTTCCTTCAGTCTCATGGGTTCTACCAAAGTGTTTGGGTGGGCTTGGCCTTCCTCAGATGCGTGATCACAAGGTCAGTGATCTGCATCTGAGGATTGCCAGTCTTATCCTCTGCACTAATGGTAGGGCTCGTCGAGACATGGTTCGTCTTCAATGGTTAAGGGAGCCCGGTAACGTGTTCTGTCAAGAGACAAATGAACAGATTGCTGAGATTAACGAGGAGCTCGGAAACGAATTAATACTCGTTCCGAGTGACTTGAAAGTCGAGGATAAGATCTATTCAAGACTGATTAAGTCGAATTTGGGTCTTGGCGTGGACAGGGAAGTCCTCGATCATAAACTATCTCTTAGGAGATGGTTCAGGATCTATCAGAACTGGACCAAAAAGGTACGACAGACTAAGTGGATTTTACCCCACGAGGTCGGAGGAGGACTGCATCAGGTGAACTTCCAGAAAGCGATGTCTTTCAATGATCAGGGATGGTCATGGTCTTCGGAGGTGAAGTGGATTGTTGGGAAAACGTAAAATTCATCAACGTCAAACACCTAAAGTATTTAATGTCGAGTAGAAGAAACTACGTAATAAAGGGATGAGAGAGGATATTGATTTAAGATCAATAAGCCCCCTATCTTCACGGGGTAACAGTGAAGACTTTGTCTTCTTTCGTCTACTTCTCCGTATGATATTCGATGTTATTTCTCCC